AGCAGAGAAACAAGTATAGGTTTTGCGTATTCGTACATCACTGCTACAATATCATCGACATTTGCGTTTCCGTCAACCTTAATCGAGCCTTTACCGCCAAAATCAATAACGATTTTACGCTCCTGCGAAGCATACGGAAGAGCAGAAGACTGTGCAGCGCCTAAAGCTGCCGCCGCATTTCTGAATATCGACTGTGTTTCATCAGCTGTAAATACCTTAGAACCGCCTGCACCGACAACAAGCTCCGGTCCTTCCTCGCCTGCTATAAACGCATTTGCGGCGTTATCGGTACCGTTCGCATTATGCTGAATTTTCTCATAGACATCTGACGGCATACCGGGGAAGTAACCAGTCGGATACTGTGCCTTGCCATTAAGGACATTTGCCGTAGCATAGGCGACAGCTTCAGAAGCTGAAACAGCTTCAGCCTGTTTGCTCTTTATCGCTTCGATATAAGCGTCCATTGTTTCCAGTGCCGCTTTTCTCGATTCATCGCTCATATTCATGTCGTTTACGGCATTTTCAAGGCTTTCCTTAACCTTGTCTACTTCCTTGTCAAAGTCAGTCTGCATGCCTGCTACAGTGTGCGAGAACGTGTCTTTAGCCTGTTCTGTCTTCTTGAAAGCGTCATTAAATTCGCTTACAAATTTCTTTGCGCCGTCGCTGTCAAGGTTTTCGGCTTGCGTTACAATTTCATTCAGATAGCCGGCACTTTCCGCACTGCCATCCGAAAGCTTTGCTATGAGGTCATCGTCAAGCCCAAGTGAAGCCGCTTTCTTTAAGTTTTCGGAGTATGTTGTAAGATACTCATACTGGCTCGTAAAAGCGTCAAACATATCTTCAACTTTTATTTTTGACTCCGTAGCCATTGTGTCAAAAAACCCTATCTGACTGTCAATGCTTTTTCTTGCTGCGTCATATGCTTCGTCGTATTTATCGCATAGTTCCTGTATTGCATCCTTACTACCGTCAACAGCACGCTCGCAAGCTTCTCCGTAGCTTAATGCAGCGTTTGCGGCTTCCTCTGCCTCTTTTGCATAGTCTTCGATAGCCTGCTTTGCATCTTCCTGAGCCTGTATATTTGCAGTAAGCTGATCGTGAAGAGCTTCCCATTTTGCTTTAGCGTCATTATATTCTTTGGTTGCTCCCGAGTTGAGCAATGTAGTGGCAGCTCCTTCAAATATATTCTGCTGAGAATATTTCTTACCCGCAGCAAGCATATTGGCTTCTGCAATTTCAATATCCCTTCGAAGCGTTTCCTCTTGACCCATAAGATCAGCTATACTATTTTGAGCGTTTTCAACCTTTCGCTTTTTATAGGTCTTTTCGGCCGTTTCCATTATCTTATCGCCCAAAGCGTCTATATTGTCAGTTACGCTTTCAACGTTTAAGCCAAGCTCAGGATACATTCCGTTAAGAGTAGATACTATCTGCTTCATTTGCTCCTGGCTTGCCGCCGTTTTTTCAGAGCTGGTTGCTAATTCCTCGAGCTTATTAACAAGATTCCCTGCGGTTTCGTACTGATTTTCAATTTCAAAGTTATTATCTTGATAACTTGATGTTATCTGTTGTGACAATTCGATATGCTTATCAAACCTATCATAAAGTTCCTCTATGGTCATCTTGTTATTCTCAAATGACTCGGTAAGACTGTCAACCTTATTTTTCAGAGTGCTTGCTTCGGCGGAAGTTGCACCAAATTCCTCACAAGCATTCTTGTATTCGGCGTTTGCTTTCTGTAATTCGTCATAATTGACTTTCGTGGAAGCAGTCCACGATTCATACTCTTTGTTTGTGTTAGAAAGAGCAACAGTCAGCGCCGTTATTACAGCCACAGCACCTGCAATTGCCGCAACAATAATCATTATTTTTGGGCTTAACGAAAGCATTTCAGCAATTTTAGGAACAAGTTTTACTATTCCTGCGATAGCACCTGCAAGTCCCATAGCACCTATTGCAACAGCAAGTCCTGCTATAGCGCCACTCAGTGCCGGGCATTGATCTATCCACGAAGCAAATATATTTAGCACATTAGAACCTGCATTATACATAGCCTCAAGGCAAGGATTGAGATCATCGCCTATCGCTATTGCAACGTTCTGAGCGCTGTTGCTGAATTTCTGTGATGCGGCTTCTGTCGTATCCATCATCTTGCTATATGCCAGTTCGGTAGCGCCTGCACTGTCTTTCATTGCCATAAGAGTGTCATTATATGCGTCACTACCTGCCTTTGCAAGTGACAATGCGCCTGTTCCCGCTTCTACCGAACCCCACAATTCGTTGAATTTTGTGAGATTGCCGTTTACGCTATCTACGAGAACGTCAAGCACATCACCTATTGATTTGCCTTCGCTCGAAAGCTCGGCGAAGGTGCTTCCGGTTTCATCTTTCAGTGCCTTGGCAACATTGCTCGAGCTGTCACCCAACTCATTAAGCATTGACTTGATGTATGTACCTGCTTCGGCTGTCGCAATACCGTTTTTAGTCAGCTGGGCATACGCAGTAGACAGATTATCCATCTCTACGTTATATGCCGCCGCAAGCGGTATAGTCTTGCCTACCGAGCTTGCCAATTCATCAACGGTCGTTTTGCCTAAATTCTGCGTCGTAACAAGAATGTCCGAAATATACTCGGTCTGATCGGCAGACAGGTTGTAAGCGTTAAGAGCCGTCGTGAGCACGTCAACCGCCGTAGCACTCGACGTAAAACCGCCTACAGCCAGTTTGTTTGCTTTGTCAACTGTAGCAATCGCATTTCCAACTTCCACGCTTGCAGAAATTGCCTGATATGTAGCGTCAGAAAGGTCGTTTACGCTCTTTCCGCTTTCTCCCGAAAGCTGCAACAGCTCATCTCTCATGCTACGCATTGAAACTTTGTTGGTATCTACAAGCGTAGACACTTTTGCAACGGACGTTTCAAATTCCGCCGCACTCTGTGAGCAATCGAGTAAAGCCGCACTTATTTCCTGTGCGACTTTTGCAAGTCCGAGTGCCTGAATTACATTTCCTAAAGCTTCAAATCCTTTTGGAGCTTTCTCACTTTCTTCGGTAAGCTTTTTTATTTTTTCAGAAAGCTCATCGATTGTTTTTTCCGCCTGTTCCAGCTTTTCTTTCAAGCTATCATAGTCGGACTGCAATACTGCTGATGATTCCGAATTTTGCTTTTGTAATTCTATCAGTTCATCGAGTTTCTTTGCAAGTACGTCGGAAGCTTCCGCTGTCTGCCCTATGCTATCTGTAACATTATCCGTAGCCGCCGACATATCAGCGGCGCTTGAAACTGTCTGAGACATCTTATCGGACGCTTTGTTTAATCCTGTTGCCACTTTATTCATTGCCTTGTCGGCAGAAGTGGCGATAGTATCAAACTTTCTGACACACGCATCTCCGGCTTTTGTGATTACATCAAGCTTTTTCGAGAAGTCGTCTATCAGCGAAAACTTTGCTTGTAATTTCTCCGCCGTATGTCTCACCTCACAATCTAACAGCAGGGGGAACGCAGGGCTTTTCTGCTTCGTACAGCTCTGATGCTATGTAAAACAACTGCGTTTCTCTTGGCATATCGTTAAACTCTTCCATACGAAGATGATGACGTTGCCAAAGAACGTGCGCCCAATACTCAAGCCCCTTGCTGTCAATTAGTTTTTTGCTTCTTCAATCTCCTCGTCTTCACTCTCAGCCGATGCCATACCACATACTTTCATGACTGCTTCTGCAACGTAGTTGTAGTCATTGATATCATCGAACACCAGCGAAGGCATATCGGTAAAATCAAAGCAGTCATAGCTTTTCATCAGTTCTTCATCTTTAAGATCGGGATATACAAGAGCCTCTGCGATTATATGTGAAAGAGCCTTTTCTCTGTCATTGTCAACAACAAAAAGCACCTCGCCGTTTTCTGCATAAGGTCTGCCGTTCTTGCCATAAGCAACACGCTTATCCTTATATCCGTTGTTGATCTTGCGGATATCGGCTGTGCTTAACTTCTTTATCTGGAACATGATTCGAGCGCCGTTTTCGTCTACAAAGCTTTCAGGACCTAACACAGAAACGATTTCGGGCTCTCTGTTTTTCTTCATAAAATAGGATAAATTCTTTTTCATACTGTTTTCTCCTTATAATAAAACTTCGGAGCGGCTTTTTATAGCTCGCTCCGAGTTGTTTTTATTTACTTCGTTACAACGCTGTATGCGTTAAAGTTGATCTGATCCTCAAGGAAGTTACCTGTAACGTCAAGCTCCAGGAGCTTAATGTCGCTTGTTATTACACAGCCTGTAGCTGTTGTAGTTATTGATTTGTTCTTCTTGTAGTAGTCCGAAGCCTTATCATTCATCGTGCCCTGAATGGTAAACACAGGTGTTTTACCTGTTTTAAGATAAGCGTTAAGCTTATCTCTTAACCATGTTGTAGCTCTGCGACGTGTGATAGTGCCGGTATACTTTAAGTCCATCCAGCGAGAGCTTTCTCCCTTGTCGCCGATGCACTTGCTTGTCTGCACTTCGGGAGTAGCCGTGATAGTGCAGTTTACACCGTCATAGACTGTGTAACCGTCAAGCATTATCTTGCCGTTTCTGATTGATATATCGTTACGCATTTCTGTTACCTCCTTATCTTGTGGTTACCGAGAAATACAGCTTTTCTGCGCTGTCTACGGGAGTGATTGCTACATCGAAATACGTTGAATCACCGGAAGAACGCACCTTATCAACAAGAAAGTCCGCTTCGGTGTCGACATTCTTTATAGCCCCTTCTTCCTCGTATTCCTTGAGCAGCGAAACGCCTATGCCCTCCATGATGTTCCAGCCGTCCTCGTCGTTGTCAAACTTGTTAGGTGGGAAATTATCCTGAATAGACTTTGCGATTGCGTCAAGGACACGAATTACACGGTTTTTTCTGTAGCTTGAGTCTTTACCGTCGCCGAACGAAATAAGGCTGTTGATGTCGTACTCAACCGCAACCGAGCCGTCTTCAAGGTTCGTAAAGAAAAATTCGCCGCCATTGATAGCGGTAATGCTTTCTTCGTGTGTCTTTAGGCCGTTTACGGCAACTGCACCATCATATTTCAGATAGGTGTTTGACTGCGTTTCAGTTGCCGAAGCATAAGCCGCCGCTACCCATGCTGTTACCTGTGAAACTGTAAGCGTTGCATCGCTCAGTATTACGGAGTTGGTAACGTTGATAATGCCCTCGTAGTTGCCCGCAAAATTAGGCAGAACGGCGTTTACACAACGTCCCATATTCTCACGCATATAAACGATTTTTGACTTACAAGCCGTCTGTAATGACTGTTCCGTCGAAGGAAACGCAAGTGTATTAAACGTTATGCTTTCGAGCTTATCGAGGAAAGCTGTTATATCGCTGTTTGACGCTTCTGAAGCTGTTGCATCTTCAAGCGCAACGCCTGCCACAGCTTCTATGTCGGACGAAGCAACGAAATCAATGTATTCGCTTGTCAGCTGTGCGGCGTTTGTGATGCCGACAAACTCCTCAACAACCGTTCCTGCGATATAAACATTTACGTCCCAGCCGCTTGCGGCGTTTGAAGCAACAGAGAAAGAAAACTGATTGCCTCGTGTACCGCCGTACCTAGCTGTACCGGTAAGACCGCCGCCTGTACCTGTTGCCTTAGTACCCGTTTTGGGCATATATACGATTACGCTTTTTGCGAGCTTTAACGCCTCTCTTATCATAAGCATAAACTGATTGCCTGCGTCATAAACGCTGTAACCGAGTTTGTTGTAATGCTCATCGGGAGAGCCGTTGTCAATGGTGATAAACTCGCCTTCAGGTCCGTAATCATGACCAATAAGAGGCAGTACCACAACACCTCTGTCAGACGACTGTATCAGTTCGGTTACCGAGCTCTCAAAGTTGATATAGGTGCCGGGGCGTGTCTTACCGGTACGCTTGTCAAATCTTCCACCTGCCATTTGTTACTTTACCTCCTTTGACTGCCACTGTCTTATTTTTTCTGCCATTTCGTTTACGGTAAACTTTGCGTCTTCTGCAAGCCCGTAAGCAGCACCGTCAAATGTGCTGACAGTTACTCCGAACAGCTTTAAAGCGTGCTGACGAAGCTGTTTTACAGTAAAAACAAGCTCCGTTTTTTCGCTCTTTGCTGTTGTTGCGTTAGTGTTTTTGCTCATGTATTCTCCTTTCTTGAGATAGAGCACATCACATCATCAGCTGTAGGCTTAACCTCTCTTACATCTCTGTAAAATTCAGTGCTTCGCCAGCCGATGTCTATGCTTTTGGCACAACTATCATTTGCGTTTATTTCGCATTTTGTTATGCGTATATAATCATCTGTCGGCTGACCGTCAGAGTCAACGACAGGGATCAGCATAGCATTGTCACGAATTGCTTTTGCAATCCTTATAGCGTTTTCATACGCTAAATCATCATTAGTCGCAAACACAACCACGCTCCAGCTGTATATAAACGAATACGAGGAAACGGTGTGTTCGCTTGAAGAAACAACGGGCGAGGGGAAGAAAACAGACGGAACAGCAAAATTCTCTCGCATTTCTTCATAATACGGCACTGTACCCTCCACGGCGTTCTCGATGATGAATTTTGCAATACTTGCCGTTTCGCTTGTAATAATCATTCTTCCACCTCACACACATTGTCAGAATATATCCAACAGCTCCGCCATGTAGCTGTCAAATATCTCGCCTATCTGCCCTTCCATTTCCAGAAGAGCTTTAGCAAAAAATTTTTTGCCTTCAATATACTTCCGTTTCAGCATCATTCCGCCCTTAGCGGTCGGATCATAGACAAACTTATCACCCGTATCGCCGCTTTTCCAGTAGCCTGGAACAAACCTGTGAGTAACATCTTCCCCCATGTTCCAATGTCCGTTTTCGACAAGGTAAGCGTACCTGACCTTGCTACCTACAGTAATCGAGTTCTTATCGACTTCCCATATACTGTTGGTATCACCAAACGTAAAGCTTGCGATCATGTTTGATGTTACTACAGACTTGCACTCTATGATGTTATCCGTAACTTTGTTCAAAAAGATTATTCCCCATTCATTCAGCACGTTGTTTATAACCTGCTCGACACGGGGACGCAGCTCTTCAAATTTGTGCAGATAATCTTCTATCTGCGAGTAATCAAAGCTTACATACTTCTTGTTCATATCTTTTTCTGTTCCTCTCTGCGAGTCAACATAACAAAAATATGATGATTACGGATATTTCTCGGCACTTCGGCGGTGTATTCGTATCCGGTTTCCGTATCAACAATTTTGTCATTGATACGAACATCTGTAGATACAGGAAGCACCAGCTTTATAGATGCGGATACGGCGTTATACGCAGGGGCAGTTTGAAGGCTCAAGCCTGTATCGGCGGTACAAAAATGGCATTTAACATCTGTGCAATCAGGCTCATCGGAGTATTTAAACTCTTTTGTAACAGGCAAGCCATAGCCAACCTGTTTTTCAACAGCCTGCAAGTGATAGATGTTGCATTTGTGATTTAGCAAAGCGTCTAAACTCATTGTACCGCCTCCTTTTACAGCTTTCTTAAATTCATAACGACCTTTCCGCTCTGTGTTGATATCACATACTCATCAAGCAAAGGAGCCAGATTTAAGTCAGATATGCTTACAAGCGTGTCATTGGCCGTGTACGAATAATCGTCAAATGTTTCCGACTTCATTTCCTTGCTCGTTGCCATTGCGTTATAAGCGTAAGCTTCCGCAAGCAATAAGCAAGCCGTTTTGACATTTTCGGGTATCTCACCGTCAGTAAAATTGTTATGCGTGTAGTTGGTGATCGCCGCCATAGCTCGTTTTATATCTATGGCAAGCTGATTATCGCTTCTGTTTTTTACTGACGGATAGTTCGTGTAGCTCCTCAGCTCATCAGCTGTTATCCACGTCACACTCACCGTAATCAGCCTCGCATTCTGCGTTGTCAGCTTCAAGGTCGGTTATTGCTTTTACAATATCCGCTTTTTTCTTTAACGATGTTATATCAATGCCACGCTCGGCGGCAATAGACTTTAACTCGTCAAGCGGCAGGTCCTTATATTCGATAGGCTTTTCTGCGGCTTCGACAAGTTCAAAATAGCCGTCTGCGATAAGCTTGTCAGCCATTTCCTTGTTTTCAACCGATACAAAAGGGCTGTTCCTTGTCGCAGAAACAGCCCCACTGTATGAAAGCCCCTTGATAAGTCTTAATTTATACATAACGCCCTCCTGTATTATACAATACCTGTGATGATAGCTGTTGCGTCAGCTTCCTCGATGATTGCGTCAAAGTCAAGGTGTACTGCATAGAAAATCTTATCCTGCATGATAGACTCCTTGTCGGTATCTGTCTTGCGAATCTGAACACCGTATGTATTAACAACGATAAGGTTGTTGGGGTCAGTAAGCAGAATGCAGTCATCAGCAATTGACGGACAAGAAATTACAGGGATTTTTGCAGGCTCGTTGTACATTGACTGAGGTATCATGCCACCGGCTGTAATAGCCTTGTTGAGCAGGTAAAGTTCCCACTCCTGCGCTCTGTGGGGTGACATAACCCAACGGAGCTTGCCGTTATTGTACTTGTTCGGCATGGACTTCAGCGCATCATAGAACATATCAAGTGACATTGCACCGCTGTTTTTGCTTGAAACGTCAACGATGTGTCCGTTAGCCTTAATCTGCTTGATCCAGCCGTCATTGATAGATAAGAAGTCGTAATCGGGAGTAGCCGCCATAATCGGATTTGTTTCTCCATCCTTCTTACCTGTGTCGTACTGTGCAGGTGTTGCCTCGTCGCCGTTGAGATAGAGGTCTTCGAGGTCTACGCCGAGCTGTGTAGTCATGAGATTTGTAACTGTTGCTTCAAAGCTCTGTCCCTCGATGTTTTCTCTGAGCGTTTCGCCCGTAATCTCCCAGGGTAATCTTATGGCCGTTGTCTTGTACTCAACCTGTGACGGTGTTACAGTTGCTCTGTAGCCATCGTCGGTGTTTTCGACTTTCTTTCTCACGATACGCTTTGCAATGCCGATCTTGTCAATGTAGCCCGTTCTTGCTCTGCGCATTTCGTGACGTACTGCACTTGCAAGCGGTGTAGCGTCAAATGTCTGCTTGATAAACTGCTTAGCCTGTTCAGGATTAAGCAGACCGCTTGAAATGGAGTTGGTGGTAATTGTACCTTTGATGATCTCTTCGTTCTGGAACATGGTTCTTTTTCCTCCTTAGATGATACCTGCAAGATAGTGCTTCTTCTGAGCACCGTCCTTAGACTTGTTTACGTCAGCCTCATCGCTCTGCTGTGTTGTGCCTCTCTGTGCGGCAAGAGCTTCCTTGAGCATTGCAGGAACTGCCTCCTTGACTGCCTGAGTAATCATTGCGCCGATTTCTTCTTTTGTGAGAGGTTCTTCTTTTTTCTCGGCATCCTTTGTGTTGTCGGCCTCTGCACTCTTTTCCTCGGAGCTTGCCTGCGATGTGCCGCTATCTGCCGCCTGAGCTTCTTCCTTGATGATCTTAGCAACTTCCGCCGCAATAGAGCCGGCAGACTTTTCTATCGTTTCAGAAACGATAGCCTTCATTTCGTCCTTTGTCACTTCTGTTTCCTCCTGTTTTTCGCCGTCAAGTAATGACAGCAGTGTTTTTATGATACCTCTGCGCTTCTTCGGAGTGGCATCATTAAATGATTTTTCGAGATTGTCAATGTCAACGTCTTCGGTAGCATACTCACCGACACCGCCCATTGAAAAGCCGGTAATCTCGCCTTTTTCAATGCGGTTCCAGATTTTATCGTCTGAAATTTCTACCGTCATCAGCCAAGTGCCTTTTTTGACCGCTTTGTCGCCGAGCGAAAAATCCGCTTTTGCGACCCAGCTCTCTACGACCGAAGCCGAAGAAAGCGGCGAGAAGCTATGCTGAACATCAACCATATTGCCGTTCTTTGCATACCACCTTGCCGCCTTGACTATCTCGTCTTCTGTCATGAAGTTGCCCTGTGAGTCTTTTACCATAGGCTCATAGACAATACCTGTGACATAGTGATTATCTGCGTCCGCCTTTACTATCTGCCCGCAGGTCATAAAGCTTGCTTCGCCGTCCTTGTTTTTGGTAACAAGGAAGCTCTGAAGATTTGCCGCCTTATCGACAAGCGACACAAAACGTATTCTTGCGTTTCTTATCTCGATTGCCTTTTCGATATTGTTCATATCAGTGTCCTCCTTTCTGATTTTGAATATAAAAAAGCACCCGTTAAGGTGCTTCATTCCGATATATTACCAACAGGTTCATAGGTTTTTTCAAAAATATCGGGCTTGCAGGGGTACTGTTCGCCGTTTACTCCTGTTATGATGTAATCACCCACAGAGGCTTTCATATCACCCTCAAGCGTGTGTATTATCATTCCCTTGTCTGTCTGATATGCTTCGATAACAACAGGCTTCTTGCGGTATTTCCTTGTAGTCATAACAATAACCCTCTCTTACAGTTCAACGCCCTCAATGGTTGCTCTTACTTCAAGCATATACAGATATTTACCCATCGCAGCTGATTGCTCCTTTAACAGTTCTATACTGCATTTAGGCTCGAAATTTAGCGTTCCTGCTTCATACTTCACTATCATTGTATGTAGCTTTTCATAGCGAATCTTTGTCTGGCAGTATTCAGCTTTAAACCGCTCCTTGTAGTCAGCACTTTCCATAAGTGCAACCGTGTCTTTAAGTTCCATTGTAGTTCTTCCTTTCTGTTTTAGGGTATAAAAATACCGCTCCAAAAGGGGCGGTAAAATTATTGAGTTTGGTTGTGCAATCAAGTTGCACACGGGTATAAGAAAACCGCCCACAGCGGTGAGCGGTTTTTATTTATTTAGTTCTTCATTAGGCACAAACCCTATTCCGTTGTTGCAATCAACACATAGGTCGCGAGTAATGAACATAACTTTCTTTTCCGGTATACCATTCGGGAAAGCTTTACATTTCCACTCATAAGGATTTGCGGTTTTATTGGTTCGATTGATACACCATGCACATTTGGGTCTACCTATCATCAAGCATCAACTCCATTCGATTTCAAAAATTGTATTGCTTTAATAATGTTTCGGTCATTTATATTAGAACTTGTGCGATAAATTGCTACCGCATCTGCATAAAATTCATATATAAAGTTATCATTACTATTTGTGCCTATCTGTTTCTTAAAAATTTCTCTTGCCTCATCGCTTTGTATAATTTTATCAGGTATTCTTATGTGTGCCGCTTCGTGCTCAGCAAGGAACTGAATTGATTTTGCTTGCTTAGGCATGATTTTGTTGCTTGACCAATCTTTTAAAGTATCTTCAATTGCGTTTTTGCTGTTGAAGTATTTTGAAGATATGTACAAACTGTTTTCGTAAGGCTTATAGCTCGAAATGCAACAGGGATCACCTTCGATTACTTCCACTGCTTTTATATTTGGAAGCACGAGCCCTGTTTCTTGCCTTATCTTATTCATTCGTTTTACAAAAGGTTCAAGAGCATCGGCATTTTTAAGCCCGTCAAGCTGTATATTTTTTTCTTCAAGGCCAAAATCGTTTATTAAAACTTGCTTAACTCGCTCTACAGCCTCAAAATCTTCCTTGACTTCATATTTAGAAAAATCAGGCGGCTTTTGAACGGGGCTTTTTGTTTTACCCATTCTCATTATACCACCATTTTCCTGATTGTCAACCGGCAAGCCTGCAATCTGCTTGTGTTTTCCACTCTTTTCAGCATAATTCTCGTTAAGCATGCGGATATTGTCACGTTGCATTTGTGCCTTTTGCTCGGGCGGCAGGGATTTCAAATCTTTGTCTATAACCGCTTCGAGTATACAGTGACAGTTGATCGCTTCTGCCGCAGGCAATGCGGTATCATGCGGTAGCATTGGGTGATATGTAGCACCGTCACGTCCTGTCAGCGTGAACGGTTGATCTTTCGGCACTGTCTGACCGCTGATGTTGACGTGATTTTCTCTCGAAGCTGCACCCTTTGCTCCTGTATGCCTCCACCGTTTTGCGTTTACAACGGGCGACTGTTGGAGTGCTTCGTATTTGGCGTAAGCGTGTGTACGCATCATTTCTGTTTGTGCCACTCGGCGAGCTTCGTAATATTCGTCACGCAGTCTACCGTCAAAGATACGTTTAGCCGCATCGTCAACGCTGTCACCGTTGTTTATCGCTTCCTGTATGATATTGCTTATCTCATCGGTAACGTACCTTAAAACCGATGTACCTGCCTGTACGCTTGCCTCACTTACTGCCGCCGCTGTCGGCGCACTTATTTCCGTCACCGACAGTTCAGCGTCCGTCTGCCGTATGTATTGATCTGCCGATGCTTGCAACACATCGCCGCAGGTTTCTTCAACTGCCTGCGAAACTGCTTGCACAAGCTCCGCATCAGCTTCCGATTCTGTGGTGTGGGAGGACAGAAAAGAAAAAAGACTTTCTGAATTAAGCAGAGAAGTCTTTTCGCTTTTATGCCATTTTTTCATTGCTGTTGCTATACGCTTTTCAAGCAAAGATATTTGCCGGACAGTCATTGCCGCAAAAGCTATACCCATTTTCTTCAGCTTATCGTAAAGCTTGTCGTTGTCTTTTTCGATTATCCTGTTAATGCACTCAATGATTTCGGCATCACAGCAAGCTTTTCTATCCATAGTGTTTCTATTCCTCGAACCTGTCCCGTATTGATTTAAGCACCGATAGAACGTCATCGGAGCTTTTGGCTATCAGTGTATCGTCTGCCGGTGCAGGAGAAGCGGACGACTGCTGAGCAAGAGCTATAGGAATGTTTCCCCATTCGTCCGGATAGTCCTCGTATTCATCGCCGAGGAACTTGTATGTTACTTCTTTTGCCTTGTTCGGCGTTAAGCCACCTGCACGTTCTGTAATGCCGAGTATCTTTGAGAGATCATCGGGATTGCGTATTTCGGGTGCTTTGAATGCTATATGAACGTATTTAAAGCCATACCCGTTAAGAAGCTTGTTATTGATAATCCACTCAAGGCTTGCTCTTTCCGGCTGGAAAACCTGCTGTTCCGTGACTTCCATTGCTACCTGAGCGGTTGCTCTTGTATAGTCGGAACTGTAGCCGACATATATATCGGGAAGCTGAAAAGCACTCTGTATCCTGCGGCGGTTGTTGTCAAGGTACTCCTGAAACAGCTCGTCTTTTTGCAGAATAGGCGCAAGGTCTTTTATTTCGACCTCAGGGCGTTGTGTGTTTTCAAAGCCTGTGTCGCTGTTTAAGCCTTCAAGCTCCAGCACCATAAATGCGTGCTGTCCCTTTTCGCCCTCAATTTCGGTTATGTTCTGCTGAAGATTAGTATAGCTCTTTTGGGAGAGCGTACCGCCTTTGACAAGTATCGCCATAGGCGTGTGTCTGCCTTTTCGGAAGTAGGTGTTATTAAGGTTCTCGGCTCGTCTTGAGCCGTCAACGCTAAGCGTCTGACCTATCCAACGCACCTCACCATAAGGCATACTGCCGATTTTTATTTCAAGTATTTCATTTGCCTGATACTGAGCGGGGATTACTTCGTCAACGTAATCGCCGCTTCGGATGTCAAGCGTTCGCTTGTCGCCGAATTCCTTGAAATAAACGTACTTACCGCTTACCTGCTGTCTGTATTTGCGGAAACGCTTTTTATAGGTGAACGGGACACCTTTATCCATGTACTGCACCTCGAACCAGTCCTTTGAAAGAACAGATTTCTGGATAGTGTCAACGTCTCTTATGTTCTCGATCTGAACAACATCGCCCATAGCATTACGAATGATTTCGATGTATGCTATTCCATATATTTCACGGCTTCTTATGGCTTCCTTGAAAACCCCTTCGATAGGCTTGTCAAAGTTCATCAAAGACAGTATCTTTTCGGCTTTTGTATATTCAGCTGACATTGCTTCGTCTTCGTTTTTGTCATCGTAATATTCGATAGAAATTCCAAAGCCGGCTATGTTGCGTTCGTAAGCGGCTACGCACTGAGGAAGCGTTGAAGAGTGCCTGTACATTTCGTAGAGGTCCTGAAGAGGAACAGGCGGTTCAAGCCATTCCCCAGCTGTATACTCGTCTGTTTTTTCCATAGCCGTGTCCGACAGAGCTTTTTTTATCGGTGCGTCCACAAACTTGACACCTATCGTAACAGACGGCTTTTTCTTTTCATCAGACATTTTCAACATCCTTTCAGTCCTTCTTTATCGGCAGGCATAACAGCAATACGCAGTCTGCCTCATCTGGAGAGGGTAGCCCTCTCGCCTTCATTTCTTTTTTACTTTCGATTTTTATAACCGAGTTTTCAGTCATAGTATATTTTCTGCACGACAGCTGTGCTATAAGGTCATCGTCTTTCGGGAGTACAAGTTCTATCGGCTTTGCTTCACCGTTTTTGTCGGTATCAGACAATAGCTCTTTCACGACAGCCATCATATAGGTTGTCGTGTCATAATAGTAGCGGTGACGTATCCTCATACCGAACTTGACAGGCACTACCTTCATGCGCCCGTAAGTTTTCGGATCAGCCTTGCATATACGGCGTAATCTGTCAACAACACCACCGCCGACACCGCCGTCATCGACAGTGACGATGATTTTGCCTTTATATTGGCTGTATCTGTCTATCAGCTTTTTGTAACACAGAGCTATGTTATCAGCTGTACGCATCGTGTCTTGCCCCTGTGCCTTTTCGTAAAAGCTTACTTTTTCATCAACTTTTACGCCGATAATTGTTTTATCATCGCCATATCGGGCAACGTCACAGCCGATGCGCACGGTAACAGGAACAGGCTTCTCATCGATAACCGTATTTGCCGATCGTTCAAGTGCAGACAGTGTTATAAACACATCGTCTTCCTGCTCGGGAAAATCCCCATATATACGAACACGGGCGAAATTGCTGTTTCGTCCGTATTTTTCAAGCATTGCGTTTATGTTTTCTTTATTCGTGCGAGGGCAGTCAAGCGAAGAAACCCGATACGTCTTGAATAACGCACGGTCACGATTGTGGCTGTCAAAGAACACGCCTGAGGTTTTAGTGGGGTTGCCACACATCAGCAGTTTATTGTTCTTGCCTGACAGCGTACCGAGGATAGCTTCGATGATTTCATCGCTGACACCCGAGGCCTCGTCTATGATAAACAGCATATGGTCTTCGTGGAAACCCTGCATATTTTCGGCTGTAGTAGCTGTTCTTGCTGTCGCAAACCACCGCTCCGAGTAGCCCCTTACTTCCACTTTGGTTTTAGTCCATTTCAGCAGAGCTTTAAGGAGTGGGCTTTTACTTATCCACTTTGACAGCTCCGCCCATAGCACGTCATTAAGTTGTCTTGCCGTAGGAGCGGTGGCGACAACTCTCGACATAGGAAAACACGATAAGAACCACAAAGCAATAACCGCTTCGATACTTGTCTTGCCGACACCCTGACCACTGCGGACAGAAACTTTCGGCGCTGTAGCCACGTCCATAAGCACACCGCTTTGCCATTCATCAGGTGTAAAGCATACTACTTCTTTAGCAAACAGCACAGGATTTTTTCGGTATAGCTTAATGCGCTCGGTGATAAAATCTTGTCTATTCAATGCTATCACCGTCCATAATTGCTTTTATCCAATCGTCAACCGCCTCATCTCCGGTAGCTTCGTTGCGGTTTTTGCGTATATCAGCAAGCTTACCGATAGCCTCGACTTTTGCTCGCTGTACTTTCGTCAGTTCTGCTTCGAGCCGTTCTATGCGCTTATAGCTGTTTTCCGTCATTGTCTGCATCTGGAACGCATCGCCTGCAAGGCGTTCGCCCTTTGCAACCTTTTCCTCGATTTGCTCATTATACCGCTCCATTTCTGAAGCGTTCTTGAAGTTACGTTTATTTTCGACTCGCATTACGCCTGTTATCAGCTGGTGTTCTTCCTGCAAAGACGCAATTGCTATCAGTATGCGGCGTTCTCTTAAACGGTAAAAGCGGATTTGCTCAAGCAGCAGTTCTTCTTCGTCCTCGTCCATACTGTCCCATAGCTCTTGTTCTTCTTCGCTCAGTCCCTCGCCATACATTCGCATTGAGTAACCGCCGTGTTTTAAGCTGTTGGTGTTTCCTTTCGGTGCACCGTGTCCTTTTGCGTTGTGATTGCCTTTCGGTGCTCCCCGCTTGCGTTTAGTAACGTTACCTTTTTTCTTTTCGGTAACGTTACTTTTGCTATCCCATTTATCCTGGCATTTCCACTTACGGACAAGTGTTTCAGGCTCTCCGAGTTCTTCCGCTATAGACTTCAACGGTTTTGTGCCGTTGGATTCTTTCCACATCTCGTACGCCCTATCTCTGTTAGGGCTTCTTTGTCTGCCCACCTATCCCACCTCTCCGCTTCGGATTTTATTTAATTCGTATTTTCACAGCAATCTTCTTCGGCAGAACGCCTTTTTGTGAAAAAATAAAAGAAAGGAGTATCCAGTAAAGCGATACACGCCTTTACGAGATACTGACCTATAACCATATTTACGACAGCCTGAGGATTATCCCACAGCCAACCAAAACCAACACCAAAAGCGATTACGCAGAATATTGCGGTATCTACAAGCTGACTTGTAAGCGTTGACGCATTGTTCCATATCCAGCGACCGCCTTTTGTGCTACCGTGCTTCTTTATGTATGCGTCTCTTATTTTGTGGAAGATCGAAACATCTAAGCTCTGGCTGATGAGATATGCAGTCAGGCTTCCGAGTGTAAATATCCAGTTCTGTCCTAACAGCATATCATAGGCTTTCTGCGTTTCTGCCGAAACTGTAGGCATATACTGCGTCACCATTATGATGAATGTTGCGAGCAGCTGTGTGGCAAGCCCTATCCACACTATGCGATTAGCTGATTTCTTGCCCCATTTTTCGCCTACAATATCTGTTATCAGATATGTTAAAGGGTAACAGAGCACAGCTCCGGGGATTGTTATTACGCTTCCGAACAGGTATATGCCTGTGTCGATTACCTTGCAGGCCACCACGTTCGATATGACAAGGCAGGCGCAAAATAGCGCTGTCATTATATTTAAATTCTTTTCGCTCTTTATCATTTTTATGTTCTCCTATCATCTATCAAGATACTGTTGAAATCTTATCCATTGCTTGAGATTATGTGCGTCCAACACCTTATAATCTTTCAGCCGTGTGTTTGCGGGTCTGCCTACCTGTGTCATTCTGCCGTCCTTGAACAGATATATTCTTGCATATCGTGAGCCTATCGTCCACGACGAACTATCAACACTGTAGAAGTCATATTTTTCTACGTCGGCAGGCGTAAACCCTAAGCCGTGTACTTTGGTGTTATGCGCTCTTGCATAGCTCAGCAAAGAGTGTATGTATTTATATTCCGCAGGCTTTATGTCCTTGATTGCGAAGCCGCCTATCGCAATATATGAATATTCGGCACACAGATTTTTGAATTCTTCTATGCCTCGGCTCTTGTGCCATACCGGTATAGCTTGTTTCTGTGTCTGACATTCGATTCGTTTGCGGTATTCCTTTACCTTGTCATATCCGACAAGGCAGTCAATATCCAACTCGAAAAAATATTGAATATCATTTTCGTTGATAAAGCGTATGTACTGCGATATGTAATCGTTCCAGTCGGGCATAGCTCCTTTGGAGTTTGACATAAATGTAAATGCCCCCGAATCGAGCAGAAACATATCGGTACTCTTTATCAACTTTCTTTGCCACTCTCGGTAATAGAAAAAAGCCGTCAGCAAATAACGGCTTTTCATCAATTCGTCTTTTAAATACTGCTTTCCCTCTGAGCTTGCAAGGAACAGCTTCACGGCGTAAAAGCGTGACCACATTCAGGGCAGATCACGCTTTTGTCTTTTTTGTCCTTTTCCTCATCATCGCTATTTTCGGGCTTTTTCTCCTCAAAAATGTCCTCAAGGTCATCAAGGCTGTCATTGCATATCAGAGATTCATCAAAACCCGTAATGCTGACATCGAAATTACGCCCGCAAAGCTCCTCAATTTCGCTTACAACGGCATTCATATCAAAATAGGATAAATCACTCATGCGATTGTCCGTAATGATATACGCTCGTTTCTGCTCGTCTGTGAGCCCTGTAAGGATAAAGCAGGGGATTGATTTAAGGTTTTCGGCTTTTGCGGCAAGCACTGCTCCGTGTCCTGCGAGTATGGTGTAATCCTCGTCAACTATAACAGGTTTTGCAAAACCAAACTCCCGTATGCTTCTCTGTAGCTTTTCTATCTGCTTTTCAGAGTGTATACGGGAGTTTTTTGGGTGTGGTTTGAGCATATCCGGCGAGATATACTCAACATTTCTTTGACTTTTCATAGGACCTCCTTAATACTTGAGCATATCCGGCGAGATATGCCGCTTCTTTGCTACTAAGGAGAAACTACATATAGGATTTTACGATAACATTGTATCACGGACCGTTTGAAGTGTCAATGAAGACTTTTTGAAATCACACATTAAGAAACATATCGATTCCAAAGAATAGGGTAGACAACTTACTTACTGCCGCTTCGATGTCGAGATATACGGTTCTTGGCTCTATACTTTCTTCACGAGCGATTTCTTCTATCGTGAGCTGTTCGTCAGAAATGTATCTGGCGGTGATTACTCTGCAACGCCGTTTTTCCAACTCATCGTTAGATTTCTCAACGAGGCTGTTGTATACGTCAAGCATTGTATCAATATGCGATACGATTACCATAGTACGCACCGCACTGCGCTTTATGCTGTCAATCACAAGTTCTCTGCGGTCGTCATCCTTTATCCACAAAGCTTCGAGTATATCAATAGCGTGCGGTGATGTTTCGGCATTATAGACTGCATTTGCAGAATACGCCTTAAACTCACGGTAATGCTCCAGCAACAGTTTAGTGTTACGAAGCCGCTTTGAGTGTTTTTTCTTTTCAAGTTCTTTCTTTTTTTCAGCTTCTTTTTGAATAGCGGCTTCGGCACCTGCTTTGGCTGCTATTCTGATGATCTCATCTTCTAAGTAAGTAGGCATAAGCTCCCCCTTTGGCTTTAAGTCCGAAATCTTCTGTTGTAGCAGCACTGTATAATTTATTTCTATCTGTATTCTTTTCCTGTCACTTTGTGCTTGAGGGCTATTCGTCCGACAACTTCAAAACCTGCAAGCTCTGCAACCCTCTTGATTGTCTTGACGAGGTTGCCGAGGATTTCAAGCGTTTCCGCTTCTTTTCTACGTTCCTCACGACATATATTTTCATACGCCTTGCCTGCCGTCGGATCTCGATAGCCCTCGGAATTGATGTCCATACGGTTCGTTTCCAACATTACACCTCCCTTAACATTTAATTGTTATCTTCAGCTGTCTGCCAAGCCATTTTAAACCGTCAGTAGTTAATGTGTACCAAACACCTTTTCTGTCGGCTTCTCTCGTTATGAGAAACCTCGGAAGTTTATCTAATATCGGCTCGCCGTCGGGATTTGCACCCCAATAATTACGATACGGTTTATAAAACGCCTTGCCATGTCTTCGGTACGGTTTTACATAATCAAGCCCTACCATGTGCTTGCAGTAATCTACTGCTATTTTCAGTTCATCTTCTGATATACATAACTCTACGCCCATATCCGTGCCCATGTCGGAAAGGTGCTCCGTATGTTCTTCATCTCGTTTTTTCGCCCAATTCTTCGGGTGCCGGCAACCGAGCATACCGTCAGCGTGCTCTATTCCGTATTTTCCTTCGCTTTCGGGGCACGCATCGTCCTCAGCGATAGGGCATAAGGGGCAACAGTCACATCTCATTTGTTGCTCTCTCCTTTCTGCTAAGAGGGCAACTCAAGGTTACTCTTATCTCTGCACACCAATGTGGCGCACACATACACGCATCATACAACAACCCTCTGGGATCGGTGCTATAATCTACGACACGTTGATAGTATTTGCATTCCTTGCATTTCTTGATGTCTGCCATTTTCATTCTGTCTCCTTGTCCGTTTTTTCACATTCCAACTGTGTATAAGCCATTTCATAACCGACCGCCCATAGATATACACGCATATCTATACTACTTCCGCAGTCATAAAGCCACTCATAATACTCATAGTACAGTTCTTGTAAAAAGTTTGTCATATCTGTCGAATAATGCGGTTTGGTATCCGAAAACCAATTCTCATCTATATCCGATTTTACAGCGTCCCAAAGTTCCTCTTCTGTTTCAACTGAATACCATAAATGCTTTCTGCAGGCATTCAGCAGTTCTTCGGATTCTAATTTCATGTAGTCTTTCAGTTGGTATTTGATGTCTTCAAAAGCACTGTCCGGATCGTAGATATATTTATCGGTCGAGCACTGAAATTTGCTTGTGAAGTAATGGACATCTTTGAGATAGCTTCTCATTTGTCTGGGACTAACCGCATTGTACCACGTTGCAATGCAGTCTCCCAAGTCGCCGCTTATTATCAGGTTGCCTCTTTTTTTGTCGAGAATGTAATTAACGTAATAGTCGATACTTCCATCGGCTTTGCGCCAATCAATAATCATATAGCGGTCAGTGTTCTGTATCAACGTTGCTTTATGCGCAGCAAACCTTTCCTTACATTTGTTCAAGATCTCTTCTTCATCCATTCGTTTCACCTCCTATCAGTTCTGGATTATCGTAAATGTTGCCGATGACTTCAACGTCTGTTTCAAAATCATAAATATCCACGGGCAGAATGTCGAAACCAGAACGTTCCCTAAAGACAAACGAACCGCAGTCAAAGCACACCTCACACAAGTAGTGTTTGTCTTCGCCTTCGCAAGTGAACATTGTGACTTTGCATATATCTCCCTCAAAAATCTTTGTGCTGTTTTTATCAGTCGCTACAGCGTACTGACCTACGGTTTCGGGGATAACTTCGTAGTAATCAGGATAAAACTCTCCACAGTCTGTTTCCGCATAACCTGTGTATATGCGATGACTTACACCGTTGAATGCACAATAATACCCTTCAACCCACTCACCATTATCCTTCCGTTTCCCATGAAACAAATTTTCTCTCATTTGACAGCCTCCTCAAATTTCTCAACATCATTTGGGAGATCGATATTGACGATAATCGCCGCTTTGAAAGCTCGCTTCGCCACTTCATCGAGATATGCTTCAAGTTTCTTTCCGTTCTCCTCGTTTTCGTTATACTGCTCCTGTGTGTAATGTCCGTTTTTGAGCGAATACTCGTTGATACACGGCTCATAGCCGAATTTCTTGCACAGTTCATCGTCGTTGTAATCGTAAAACTGCTCTTTGAATTCCTCACGGTCATCAATAAATCGGTCGTTGTACAGTACAAATTCTCCGAGTTCTACGCTTCCGAAATAGCCTACCCAACGGCTGTAACTGTCGTCACCGACGATTTCTCCGTCCACCATTGCAATAATAGGCAGTTCTGGATGCTCTTTTGCAAGGCAAATCAGTTTCTGAATATTTTCCGCTATTTTCATTTGTCATACTCCTTTCTCTCGAAACACAGTTTTTCTCCAACGAACGTATGCTCGTAATCGCATCTATCGGAGTTCTTGCAATAATCGGCTTTCGGGCACGTTTTTTCAAACATTTTGCGTAATCTTCTGGAACGTCTTGCGCTGCTATAGCGTTTGTTATTATAATACCTCATCCGTTTACACCCCGCTTAATGCTTGCAGGCGTCTTTTATTGCTGCTTTGACTTCTTCGAGGCTCTGACCGTGCTTAACGCCTACAAAGATTGACGGCGGTGCAGGCATTTTCTCGTTGATAGGTCGCCAAAGATGTAAACAGTTCGGTAGGTTGTTTACATACTCGTTTTTCGCAGGGTGGTACTGCACTACCGTTTCATCGCTATAGAAGAACATATCTTTCAGTTTGCACATTTCGTCCCATGTCGGCGTATACGAATGCTTAAACGGACTAATGCTGACGTGTTCCCATCCGCCGCCGTTGCTCCATACGACAGTTGCGAAGCTTTTGCCGGCTTTGAATAACACTCCGAGCCCTCCGTCTACAGCGATATGCTGTATCATCAGGTTAGGCAGCTCTTTTATTTCATTCAGGGTTTTCATTGGTTACTCTCCTTACTTTTTCATTCGTATGGGCTGTAGCAAGCCTATAAAGCCGCCTGCGCTCTTGACTATAATCGGCTTTCCACTACCTGTTACAGTCAGTGTTATTGACGGATTATCTGCACCCGCGGCGTGAAGCATTTCACTCATATAATCACCGTTAAATGCTACACTCACCGTTTTATCTACAATGTTTTCTATCTCGATTTCTTCCGAAAACGATTCAAGGGAGTCAGTCGTTTTAATCATCACCGTATTCATGCTTTCTTCAAGCGTCATCACAATTGCTGAACGTTTGGTACCCTCGCATATTTTTGCCCTCTGAAGTGCATTGAGAAGCGATACGCTGTTGATTTTCAGCTCATTTTCGCTACTGGAGCTTGCAAGCTCCAGTAGCGGCTTGTAGTTAAAGAAATTGTTTTCCAACAGCTGAACAAATAGCGTGTATTCTCCTGTTTCAAACGCCAGCTGATTTGTACTGCTTGTCTTTTTAAGCGTGATACCGTTGCCGTTTGAAATTGACAAAAGCTTTTTAAATGCAGCTTTAGGTATTACCGCTCTGATCTCGCCGTTGTAATCAACCGAGTTTGCGGCGAGTTTAATTCCATCGCTTGCGATTATGTTCAGTTTGCCGTTTTCATCGCTGTCAAGCAAAACGCCCATCTGCGCCGGTCGTGTCTCAATAACGCTACAAGCGTATGTTACGCTGTTGGCCGCCCGCAGAAAATCATCATCGGCAAACGCCAAAAGCGTGTCATTTGCTTCCGGCTCGCTTACATGATAGATTGACGGTGCAACTGTAGCAAATGTTCCCTTGTTACGCTTGCCCTTGATAACAATTTTGTTTTTGCTCGGCTGAAGCTCGATTTCTTCATCAACCATATTTTCAATAAAGCTTATAGCAGTTGTCGGTAGTGCGAAATCTTCGATGTTACCACAATCAAAATTGACAGACAATGCGAACGCAGGATTGCTCGCTACGATTTTCCCGTCACGGAAAAGTGCGCCTGAATCCTTCATGATTACATCCTTGAGCTTTTTAAGCTTATCCGAAAGTTCTTTTCTATTAGCCATCATCTTTTAATCCTCCAAGTTTATTTTTATCGTCGGGTATTTTTCGTGCAGGCTCTTCATTTTGAGCTTAAACACAGGTGTCTGAACGCCTTTGACATCTACAATGCGATATGTTCCATCATTGTGAAATTCGATGAAATCAGCAACATATTCTACGCAACGTGTATTGTTATCGCCCTCAGTTATAACAAAACGTGGTTGACGGCAGAAACCGGCGATTTTTTTAGCCTTTACAAGCATTTTAAGCTTGTAGTAGTAATTTGCTTCTGCTGTACTTTGAAACGTTATACCGTCGATTTTACAGGCTTTTGAGCGATATTTATTCGGCTTCTCGCTCTCTGGAATTGATATTCCGAGAGCTTTCAGCTGTTTTTTCGTGAGATTAAGCGCCATTGCGCACCTCTTCGTATTCGATGAAGTAGGTATATGTGCTACCGCCGTTCATTTTTTCTTTGCCGATCCTCACTTTATATCCGGCTTTTATCAGCAGTCGTGCGAGGTCCAGTCTGTCATTTTCGTTCAGAGCACCGCCTCTCTGAGGATATATTCTTATCATACGCTCACCTTTTCGCTTTCGTCTGTATTTTCCATTAAGTCCTCACGAAGCACCGTAACAAGTAAATGTCCTTGCAACGCTCCGTTGCGGATTTGTGCCTTTGTGCGTTCAAGCTCTTCAAACTCCTCGTTCCTCAGTTTCTTGCTTTTGCTTGCGAGTTTCATATCTTCGGAGCTAAGTCGCTTTGATATGATTTTCTGCCATTTGCGCAGAAACGTTTTTGCATCCTCTATGTCGGGGTTCTGCCTGTCAAATTCCGTCCGCTTTTGCCGTACTGTGCCGTTTGGCTCGACCTCAAGGGTATAATACGGCTTGTCCTTTTCGGCCGTTCGGCGCAGGAACATCAGATATGACTCCTGTACATTTATGCGGTCAAAATATCTGTCTGTTTTGTCTATACAGTGGTGCAGTGCCGCTCCTTCGGCAAGTATATCCTCTATATTCTGCGGTATGAGTATTGAGTACGTTTCGTCTTCGTACTCGTATTTTGGCTTTATTTTTTGCAAAACCGTTTCTATGTTAGGATATTTCTTGCTGATTTCAACCGCTCTTAACGCACGTTCTTTGTCATCAACCTCTTTTACCAGTTCGTCGTGACGCTGCCTGAGCTTTTTTGCTCGGTACACGATAGGATCAGATGTATTCATTTTCAGCCGTTCGGCCATACCAAGATAATCGCTCCACGTCTGTATTACATCTCTGCTTGTCATACTGTTTTCGGACATCTGACGGCATATATAGTTTTTTATCTGCTGAACACTCATTCTGTCGGATATAAAATCCAGCATATCAGGTCTTATGCTTTGAGTATCCAACCACTGTATCGTTTTGTCACCGTAGACTGTATCTTTTATTTTCTCATTTCTGAGCCATTCGAGATATACAAGCCCGCCATTGTTTGCAATAAGCCTTTTGGTACGGAAGTTGTCAATTAACAGCATTTTGGCTAATTTCCCATCGCTGAACTCACAACTCTTGTCATAGCGGTATTTATACATACAGTCATTTATAAGACGTGGCAGTCCAACCTTTGCAAGTTTTTCGATTTCGGGAGATCTTTTCAACTTTGTGATGAACACTCTCGGATCACATTCGTCGTTGCCTTTGATATACTCGATAAGTCCCGTCCTGCTCAATCGTTCGGCAATTTTGCCGGAAAGATTTCTCTTGTAAACTGTTCCGAACAAGCTGTTATAGTAATCCGGGTTTACCCTTCCGAAGCAACACCAACGCACTTCACGCTGTTTGTACAACTCGTAGCTGTATCCGGCTGCAGCATTGTCGCTATCGTATATGTAACGGCAACGTTCGTATGAATATGCATCAGCTATCCTGCGAATGCCGCCCATTTTGTGCTTTTCGTATCTGCAACGTGCCTCGAAAAGTCTGATTATAAAATCATCACCATAAGGCTGTATTAAATATGCGGCAAAATTATTAGTGTAAAAGCTTCCGGATTTTCCTGACGCTTTGTAGGTTATTTTATGACCGCAGTGGGGACAACGACCTTGTGCATTATGCTTAGGATTTTTTACTTTTACGCCATTCTCGCACCAAGTACAGTAACCGTCTTTTTCGGATTTTCTGCTGTACTCGTAAAAAATGTACTGATCTTTGATGACCGACTTAGCAATAAACTTATCCCAGTCTTTCGGGACCTGCGTTACCTTGTTCATTGCCTCATCCCATTTATCCGTCTCCTTCTTATGCCTTGCGAGCAGCTGACGTTCTCGGACTCTCTGCTGAAACTTCAGAATACCGTAATAGTCAACACAACTATTGTCTTCCTCGATTTTCAAGTTATTTTTCAGAAGTGCTCTGTCTTTGACCGACATATACTTTTTTTCTTTTGCTTCGAACCACCAATAAAAGCTTGTGTCAAGTTTTTCTATCGTGGCGTTGCTCCAGCGGTTTGCGCTGTAATCGTAAGTGATAAAATCTTCATTTTTGTAATCAATGAATATTTCATACGCCGGCATTGTTGCTCCAAGCCGCAAGTTCTTTGTATAGAACAAAGCAACTTTGATTATGTCACCATATATTTGGCATTTTGCATACTCCCTTGTTTCATATCTGTACTCGGTCGAACCGTATTTTTTTATCATACGGGGAGTATCTTTTCCTGCCTTTTCAACGAACGACTTTGGTGCAGTGATTTTCGGAAGCTTACTCAGCTCTTTTAATTTCATGAAGGGCCTCCATTTCTGCCTCTGTCACTATATCGCCGTATTCGTTGTACGGCACACCTGCCAACATTGATTTACCGTCAACCTTAAAAATCGAATACCACAGTATTTCTTTGCTATACTGGCTTTCTTTGAGCATACACACTACGGTGTCTTTCTGTGCGCATACTGCCATTGTTTTCCCACGGACGATAAGGAACTTATCGCCTTCTTTGCCACAAGCCATATCGTTATGTACATGGTGATTCTGTTCACGGTATGGGTGCAGCGTGATGTATTTTGCCGCCGCCTTTACAAAATCAAGCACATCAAGCTTTTTGCGGAGCGTGAGAACAGTACAGCTTATCTTGCTGTCTATATCATCCTCATCAACATCGCCTGTTGCATCTACCTCGTAAATCACGCAGTTATCAAAGCGGTAGTATGATAAGCAGTCAAGCGGATTTTCGGCGCAGTGGAATCCATTTTCCCTGCAATTTGCCCTATCTGTGTAGTTAGGCTCATTTTCCTTGAATTTGTACTTACGGCAGGTCAGATCTTCGTTGAAAGCTTTATATGCTATCATCTTCTGTTTCCTCCACGCCCATATCGAACAGTGATGACTGTTCTAATTCTTCTTTTTCCTCGGCAGAGTTTGTTTTCTTAGGCTTATCCGCTGTTTTCTTCTTAGGCGTTTCAGCCTTTTCGACAGGTGCAGGCTTCGGCCTTTCTGCTTCAAGCTTTTTCTTCAGTTCATCATCGGAAAGCGTGTAGTATTCGTCTGCAAGTGCAAATATCTCCTCAGAAGACATTCCTATCATTATTCCGCCCCGCTTGTCTGTATTGCTCATTTTACGGGCTTTTTCGTACGCTATATCAGATATGTACTGATAGCACTTGCTAAGCGTCTTGCCCTCGGCTATCACTTTTTCGGCGTAAACCGCATCGGTCATTATGCGCTGAGCAACATGATCTCTGATAGCGATTGCCGGCACGTTGTAGCCACTTACCGTAGCAGCTTCGTTGTTTAATTTGGTCATAGCACTTTCTTCTTTATTTCCCATTTGATTTATCCTTTCCTGCGGTAATCAGCCCAAGACATCGTAACTCTTTTCGAGCTTTCAACAAAGCGGCTGATTATTGCTGTAGCTGTTTCTGCGTCGCCTTTTGCAGATAACTTTTCTGCAAGAGCAGTTGTGTTGTAATTTGTTGTGATTATTGTCGGCAACAAGGCTTCGTAGCGTTCGTTCAGAATGCTATACAGCACGGGCACCGACCATTCTGTCACTTGCTCCTTTCCAAGATCATCTATTATCAGCAAGTCAACAGTCTTGTATGCTTCGAGGACTTCCTCTTCCGTTACTTCGCTGTTGCGCTCGTAGCAACGTTTTATATCGCCGAGAATGTCTATTGACGTTTTGCAGATAACCGGAACTCCTGTATTGATGATTGCAAGCGCAATTGCAATCGCCAAGTGCGTTTTACCTGTTCCGCACGGACCTTCCAAATATAGCCCTTTACCCTGAGTGAAGTATTCTCTGAAATTCTTGATATAATCAGTCGCCACTTCAAACGACCTTTTGTTCTCAGCGGTAACGGAAAAGCTATCTATCGTCCGTGATAGGTAACGTTTCTTTATTCCCGACTTGCCGAGTATGCTTTCAATTTTCTGCTTTCTGAGTTCTTGTTCTTCGGCAAGCTCTTTTTCTTTTTTGATTTTTTCCTGTTTAGCATCCCAGCCTTTCCAAAACGCAACCGCTTTTTCACAATCGCAACGTGGCTTTTCAAGATTCCAGATCATCGCCTGCCCCATAAGTACAACGCACTCGTAGTACAACGTTTTCCCACAGTATTTGCACTTTTCCGGTTTTGGAACAGGTTGTGTACTCGGTATTCCCAATTCTTCGACTTCTTTGCTTGTATAGATAGGACCGTGAACATTACCAATCGCTTGGTTTGAAAGGTTTTTCATTTCTTCCATTGTTCACGCCGCCTTTCTCTTTTAGCTCATACACGCTTTGCCATGAGCGCTCTACAGATTGTTCGAGAATCTTCTTTTGCGTTACCGTATCACCGGGCGCAAGAGTTTCAAGCTTTTTGATTGTTATTTCCATTGCGTACTCTGTCATCGGCTTGCGCATTTTCTTTCGCATTTCGATGAATGCCTGCCATGCCGGCTCAAGCTCCGGAGCAACTGCGACAGCTGTTGCGGTTTTAGTTTTATTTATTTT